GCCGCCGCGGAAACTGGCGCTATTCCCACCTAACCTTTAACCTGGATTCCTTATCATGACTAATTCACACGAAGTGATTAATCTCGAGACGATGGCTCAATGCCTCGCCGATGCCCGTACACTTCTCCGCGATGGAGATATGTGTACTGACACCTATGTCAGTCTGCTCGAAGAAGCCGCAAGGCTTATCCGCTCAGTCCTGGCATTCGCACAGGAAGCTGGGTTGGAGATCAAGGATGGCGAAGAGACGGAGGCCTGGAAGATCGCCGACTTGTTTACACTCGTCGACGCTTTCAGGCGCAACATCAGCCGGAACGAAGAGGATCTCGATTCTTATCTTGATTCTCAAAGTCCTTCTGGCACTCTGGTTGTGGAGTCTGGATCCGATGCTCGTGGCAAGCCTCAGTGGCTTGTTTACAGCTACGATCTAGGGCAGTTTCTGACTAATCATCAGAGACTCGTCCACTACTGGGATGTTGCTTGACCAGACAGAGGGAAAACTCTACTAAAAGAGCCCTCTTAGGAACTCTGCGCGCAATGTGCAGAGACTTCAGGGCCCCTCCCGGGGTTCTGAAGAGTGTTGCTGTTGATTTGTATGAGTCACTCAACACACCTGTCTCACTTAGTTGTGAGATCTTGCTCCGCTACGATGAGGTTGAACAGCTTGTTCGCAAGACTGTCAATCCAAGGGATTACACCCTGCCCACTAGGTTCCGAGATGACTACCAAGCCGTCTCGTTCCTTAAGAAGGCCCCTCTAGAAATAGAAGGAGTGGATCCTCTCGCAGCTTCGAAGGAGAAATTCTTCGAGTCGGAGGTTTCGTGTGCCGAGACTAACGCCCGATTCAGGGCTCTCTGTGCTGGTACCAGTACCAGCCCCCGGGTGATGGCCGTCCTTTCGGCGGCCGCTCAGGAGGTTCAGAGGGTCCTTGGGTTGAGCGTGAATTCTCGTGAGTGGCTCGACGCCTGTCGGTTTGGCCCCGGTGCTTTTAATCACTCCGAGGCAAGGGGTTTAACATCCCTTTACGATAAGCTGCAAGTCAGTCCGTCCGTGTCTCACGACATGGCGGAGATCGGGGCTTTGCTTGTGCAAAGTCAGCCCCAATGGGCTAGGTCAGTGACCAACTGCGAGATTGAGGGCTTTTGGCCTTTCGTCACGCGGGAGGAGATGAGCCTAGTCCCAGGCAACCGTATAGCATTCGTGCCCAAAACCGCCGTCACGCACCGAACTATAGCAATTGAACCGCTGATGAATGTCTATGCCCAACTTGGGCTAGGCAAACTGATGCGGCGAAGGCTACGGCTAAAGTGCGGACTGGATCTTGATGACCAAGTCCCTAATCAGGATATGGCCTGTCGAGGTTCGGTCGACGACTCTCTTGCTACCATTGACCTGTCCTCAGCGAGCGACACTGTCGCCCGTGAATTGGTCCGGTTTCTCTTACCACATGAGTGGTTTGAGAGGCTTGATCTCACCCGATCTAAAGTCGGGTTACTGGACGGGAAGTGGTTAAGGTATGAGAAGTTCTCCTCTATGGGGAACGGTTACACTTTCGAGTTGGAGACTCTGATCTTTTGGAGTCTCGCAATCTCGGTCGTGCAGTCACTTGAGCTTGATCCTTTCGAGGTGAGAGTGTATGGTGACGACATCATCGTTCCGTCCAAAGCCTACGACCTATTGATCGAGGTCCTAACGTTCTGCGGCTTTACTGCTAATAGCAGTAAGTCGTTCCGTGAGGGCCCCTTTCGAGAAAGTTGTGGCAAGGACTTCTACGATGGGCATGAAGTTCGTCCCTTTTTCCAGAAGGAGAGTCTTAATGAGGTTCAAACCCTCTTCCGCTTGGCGAATGCGTTACGCCGGGCAGCGTTTAAACGAGGTCGCAGCCTTGGCTGTGATTCTCAATTACGTCGTCCGTACTCTCGCGTCGTCAAAGCGGTTCCTCGTCTTATTGCTCAGAGCTTAAGGGTTCCGGCTCACGCCGGCGACTCCGATGGGCTCTGTAGCAATTGGGACGAGAGCCAGGCATCCCCCTTCGCGATCAGTAATGAGCACGGATGGGAGGGTGTGTCTGGTTTAAGACTCCAAGCGACACCTGTGGAGGTGAGACGCCCAAGCAATATGCTAGGCGTCATAGCAGCAATGCTATATCGCTTGAAAGACGAACGTACTCAACAACTCCTAGAAGTTGATAGTTCCGCTCCAAGTTCTCCAAGACAAGGACGGGATCATGAGTACAAGCTAAGGTCAAAGGCTTTTTACGGCCCTTGGTCTGACTTCGGTCCGTGGCTGTAATCCCTAGTTGGTCCACCCGAAAGGGAGGACCGGCTAAGGGGTTGCTACTGTAACGGGCCATTTGGGGTTG